TATTACGGGTAGATTTTTTGCTTCAGCCACACCACAACATCCTGCTCATTTACGCCACTGGTACCCTGGCGGTCATCCGTTCTGTAAACCTGCGACAGAAAAAGTCTGAATTTCTTCACATTTTCTGTACGTTCCCGTGGCAGATATCATTCCGGGGCGTTACAGTTTTTTCGGGTCAATAAAAACAAAACTCCTTGAACGTTAATCTTCATCGGTTCTGTCCCGCAGCTCCGCTAACTCTGCGGGATTTTTTTTATTTTTATCCCCGCCCGATAACCACCACTTTCCCGTCTCCGCCCTCATCACGGGTGCTGATATCCTGGGATATCCGTCGTGAACCAACCAGCATTTCACCGTAAGGCACCGGCATCGGGTTACCCTGGGCAATCATGTTGTCCAGTGACGAAAAATACGTGTTCTGTTTACCGTTATCCGTACTTTTATACTCCGGCGTCTTTGCCTTCGGGGCCAGCATCTGAGCCACACCACCCAGTATCATGCTGGCACCCAGTGAGAACAGCATCGTGGTGGCAGTCAGCCCTCCGGCACTCAGGGCTGCGCCCCATGCCGCCAGTGTTGCACCACCAGTGAAAAATGACCCGACAATCGCTGCAACCCCCAGCACCACCTGAAAAACACCATTTCCCCCGGCTCCGGCCAGTCGCGGCACAATGTGGATGACCGCTCCCTCACCCAGTTGTTCGTGAAGACGGGCGTACACCGCCTCCGGTGCGGTATCCTCACCGGCAATACGTATCTGATACCAGCCTTCGTTCATCTGACCGCGGAATCCCGGCACCTGCAGCGACAGGGCACGGATGGCCTCCGCTGCCGTGTTCACATACAGGCTGATGCGGCGACCAAATCGTTGTAAATCCCCGTGAAGGCAGATGCGGACCAGTGGCGGTGACGCCAGACAGAATGCGTTCGTCGTTGCCATTTTTCAGAATACCTCTCCCGTTTACTCAGTTGTTCAGGTATATGGTGAAGCAGTTCACCGTTGCCACAGTAAATGGCGGCATGATTCGGCACCGATGAACCAAAGCAGCACAGCAGGATATCGCCCGCCTGTGCACAGGACGGAGACACCCGGTAAAAGCCGTTTTCCGCCAGGTTGTCCAGGTACAGGTTCTGACCGTTGCGCCACCAGTCATCCTCACGCACAAAATCCGGCAGCGTTATCCCCGCCAGATGGTAAGCATCCCGGAACAGGGTGTAACAGTCCGTCACACCGTGTTCAAAGCGCCGTCCGGTCAGGTGCGGCACACAGCGGAACCGGTGAATTTCACCCCGGCAGACCAGCCACCAGGGCAGGGCACTCTTTATCTGCAGCCGCCGGTCCGCCTCGCTCAGCCAGGGCAGTCCACCGGGATGACTGTGGACCAGCGCCACAATCTCCCCCTGCATCTGTGCCTGCAGCCAGTCTTCCGGCGCAATACGAAAATACGCCTCCGGCTCTGCGGAGATATTCACGCAGGACTGGTACCGTTCGCCCTCCGGGGTGCTTATCACGAAGCCGCACGACTCCGCAGGCGCACACCGCCGGGCATGCGCCAGAATCACTGATTCAGTCTGTGTCATAAAACGGGATTTACTGCGAAAGTTTATTAATGGAAAGGAACCCGCCGAAATTAGCCACCATGCCGCGCATCTCACACCCGCGCATGCATTTACTGCATCTGTCCTTCCGGATATCCGTGGTAGGGTTGTCGAACTCATCCGCCACTGCCGGACCGTTATACCCGCACTCATCGCCCCGGTAATCCCACATACAGGTGTTCGCCAGCATGATGCGACCGGGAAACAGCGCCCCGTCCGTCTCCGTCGGTGTCGCCAGCACAAACGAGGCCGTCATGGCCGTCAGCGATGACATCTGCTCCACCACCCACCGGTCCGTCAGCTCCTGCTCCGGGTCGGCCTCAGGATTGCCTGCCACAAAGTTCACCGCATCCAGAAAACGCGCATACACCCGGCGACGGACCACCGTGGCACCCACCAGGCTCTGCAAATCCTCCGCCATCCCGGTGACAAGGCCGAAAAGAATTGGACACTGTCAGCGACGGCGGGCACTGCTGCCCTTCCGTTCATCTCAAAGCCGCTGCCCTCAATCGGGTACGCCTGATATTCACGCCCCTGCCAGGTCACTGGCTCCCCTTTTTCATTCAGCTCATTGCAGAAAAAATACCGCTCACCGCCCTGCACCGTCAGGTCGATTTCCCAGAGCACCACCCGCGGTGACTGCTCTGATTTAACCGACTCGTTCAGGCTTTCTTCGTGAATATCCTGCATCAGTTCACCACCTGCTTAAACTCCGCGCTGAACTCAACGCGCAACATCCCGACCCGCGCAGACCACCCGGCACAGGTCACCTTTATCTGCCGGTATGCATAGGGTGGCTTCCACAAAAATGCCTTCCAGCCCCCGTGCTCTGCCAGGAACGCTTCCAGATGCCGGGCCTCCTCCCGGGTCACGGAAAGCGTCACCCGGTATGTTTTCAGGTCAGCATTCAGCCCTGCCGCCATACGCTGTGAGTACCCGTCACCAAAACGCACTTCACGCACCGACGGCTGCGAGTTCACCTCCATATCCGGCTTCACTTTCCAGCGAAAGGTTTTCATCGCCCGCTCCCTGATAACATACCGCCATCACGCAACTGCAGCCGGAGTTCATCCTGCGCCCCCTTACGGGCCATGTCATACACCGCCTTCATCAGCTGCGGCCCCGCCTGTCCGTTGATACCGTCGTTCTGAATCACCACGTGATTGTTCTGATTAAAATTAATACCTTCCGCCCGCCGCATCTGCGCCGGACTTCCGGCACCACCCACATAACCCCCTTCCGCATAGCCGCGCATCAGGCGGTAAAGATTCCCCACACCTATCCGGCTGGTTGCCTCCTTCGTGAAGACAAACTCCCCGCGGTGAACTATCCCCGCAGGCTCATATTTGCCGCCCGTCCCCGTAAATCCTCCGGTCGCGAAATGGAAGTTCGCCGCCGCAGCCTCAATGGCCGTCCCCGTGGAGGCAGACGCCCCACCACCGAAAGCACCACCAATGGCGCTGCCGATACGCCCGACAATGCCCACCATGGCCTGTTTAAGCAGGATTTCTGTCATCATGGACAGCACCGAACGGGTGAATCCCCGCCAGTTCTGTTCGCTGCCGGTCAGCATCGCCGCCATATTCTGTGCAATACCGTCAAAGGTCTGCGTGGCCACACTTTTAACCTGCGAAAAACTGTCCGTCGCACTTTCCGCCCACTCCCCCCAGCCGGACTTCAGCCCGGCCAGCCAGTCACCGCGCAGCATGTCTTCATCCGCCCATGTCTGTTTCAGTGCCCCGGTGACCCGGGCCAGCGCCTGCGGATTATCGCCATACACGTCACGAAGACGCTGCGCTTCAGACTCCCGCTGCGCCTGACGGTCAGTGAGACCACGGGCTTTTGCGCTGATGGCGGCCTGCTTCGCGCTCTGCTGCTCTTCAAACCGTGCCGCCTGCTGTGCCAGCTCATTCAGGCGTTTCTGGTATTCAACCTTGTCGCCCAGCTCAGCCAGCTGGCGTTTGTACTCCAGCGTCTCTTTCTCATGGGCCAGCAGGGATTTTTCCTGCCCGGATAACTGTCGTTTCGTGGCGGCCTCTTTCAGGACCGCATACTGACTTTCCGCTTTCCATAAATCACGGCGCTGCTGGCTGATTTTCTCATTCGCACCGCTGTGCTTCTCCAGCGTCCGGAGCTCAGTTTCAAGCGCCAGCAGGGCTGCATGCGCCCGGTCTTCCTGACGCTCCCCGGCTGACACTCTGACACCTGACGACTTCGGTTTTTTCTGCGTTGATTCATAATCCTTTTTCGCCGACGCCATCAGCGTGTTGTAATCTGCCTGCAGGATTTTCCCGTCTTTCAGGGCCTGATTCAGCTCTTTCTGCCGGGCGGTATATTTATCCAGCGGCGACAACAGGCGTTCATACGCTTTCTGCGCCTCTCCGGTATACTTCAGCTGTGACGCCTCACGCTCAGCCCTGTCCCTTGCCGCCAGTTCACCGGCTTTTTCCATATCCGACTGCAGCGTTGCCGCCGCCAGCCCCAGACGGGCATTTTCCCGGTCATCCCATGCACCCTGAAGGTTGGCCCGGAAAGAGGAGGTTTTACCGCGGCGCTGGCTCCGGCTCTGGTACCACTGCCATTTTTTATCCGCCTCATCAAATGCCTTCTGCGCACTGGCGAGCATATCCGCTGAGGATTCAGGACGACCGATATCCAGAATGGCATCCCACATCGATTTGAACGCCTTCCCTGTTTTATCTGCCCAGGTTTCCAGCGTCCCCATGTTCTCTTTCAGGCGGCGGGTCTGGTCATCAAAGCCTTTCGTGGCAATATCGTTCGCCGCCTGTAAGGCACCGGCCTCGTCTCCGGAACGCTGCAGCTGTGCAACATACGCAATCTGCTCTGCCGTCACGTTACGGAACTGGCGCGCCATCGCCATCAGTCCCGACGTCGGGTCGGTGGTCAGCTTTCCGAAAGCCTCTGCAACCCTGTCCACTTCCACACCGGAGGCAGACGCAAAACGCGCCACACTCTGGTTAATGGCATCAAACTGCTCACCACCACGCACACCGGCACTGACCAGGGCTGCCAGTGACTCTCCCGCCTGGTTAAACGTCAGCCCTGCTGCCTGTCCGGCTCTGGAGAGCGCCAGCATGCGATCGGCAGTCAGTCCGGACTGATTACCGGAAAGAACCAGGTTTTTATTAAACGCTGAAAGCGTGGAATCCCCCTGGTACCAGGCATACGCCAGCGCACCTGTCGCGGCGACCAGTGATGTGATCCCGACGGCAGGTAGCGAGACGGCTCCCGCCAGTCCCCGGAACATCGGGATAAGACCACCGAACGAGTCTTTCACCTGACCGCCCTGTTGCAGCAGGATGAGCCAGGGATTCTGACCACCGGCAAGCTGCGTGGCAACGTCGGTGAACTGCATGGGTAGCATACGCATGGCGGCTTTATACTGCCCGACGGACATCCCGGCTTTTTGTGCAGCCAGCGCCTGGCGGCTCAGCCCCTGCTCAACGGCAGAGGCCTGTTTCTTAAAAGACTGGCTGACACGCCCGGCCATCAAATCCGCAAGGTCACTGGTTTCACCCAGTTCTTTCTTTACCCGTGCAGCCTCTTCAGAAAAACGGGTTGAATCCAGTGTAAGAACAGCTGTCAGATCGGCAAAATTACCCGCCATAGCGTACACCTCCTGGAATTCCCTCAGACACCATCATCAGCATGGCTTCATCCTCTGTACTGCTCCGCATGTCATCACTGACCGTAACGATTTCCTTCCCGTCAGCCCCAAAGCGGACACCACCAGAAAGTCCTGCCGCTTTCCGCATCAGCATATCGTCCTCATCCGGCATCTCCGTCTGCTCATCATCACGTCGGGGTGCCAGCAGACTGAAATCAGAGGGATGCATATCCGGATCGCAAAAAAACAGGCTGAGTACAGCGTACGTCAGCCCGGAAAAATGCATATCCAGCTGGGTATCATGAAAATAATGCGTGCGGTAAAAACGTCGCCAGTCGGCATATTCGGTGGATGTCATCCCGGCAAGCATGGCGCGCCAGTCGGGTCTCCCCATCTCACGCGCCAGTCTGAGGGCAAAGTTCAGCTCGCCGTCGAAGACTTTCCCGCAGAAAAATCATCATCAGTCAGCGCGTTATTTTTCGCCACTTCAGTAATATCAGTATCCGGACGAACAGCTTCGATCATACCGGACAGGCACAACACCACGTCTTCCGCCCGGGCAATGGCATCGGCAGGCCAGGTGGTGAGCACTTCCTGCTCTATCTTCATCACGGCCTCATTCATTGACGGTGACTGCGTTTTCTGTGGATGGTTATGCCACAGGGACATCGCCACCAGAAACGCGCCGGTTCTGACAAGATCTTCCACACTCACCTGCAGGTTGCCGCTGGCTTCAGCCTCTTCTGCCCGCCGTTTCAGGAGGGCAAGATGCTCAATACGCTGCAGCGCAGACAGCTCAGAAAGCGTGACAGACACCCCGTTATATTCAAATTGTTCTGTTTTCAGAAACATGCTTTATCACTCCCTCAGCTTAACCCGCTGCACCATCCGTGACGGTAATTTCCGCCACTGCCGCAAACTCACCATTGCCGGTAACCACAGGGATCTGCGCTTTACCTGCCGCAACACCTTTCACGGTGATCGTGTTCCCTTTCACGGTAATGGTGGCGAAATTCTGATTCGCCGACGTGGCACGGAAGGTTTTATCCGTCGCCCCTTCCGGCTGAACAGCCACGGTCAGGGTGATATTCTGACCTTTTGCCACATTGCCCGTTGGTGGCGTCACGGTAATACCGGTGACCGGTGTGATGTCCCCCTGATCTTCCGCCAGCGACGGACGACCGATATTGGTGATTTTTACCGTACGGGTGATCACCTCTTTGGCGGTCACCGCTTTACCAATGGCGCTCACCCAGCCACGGAACACATCCACCGTACCGTTCGGGAAGCGAATTTTGTAGGCCCGGCTCTCACTGCTGTCAAACCAGGCAATCAAATCGCGCTGCCCTTTCTCACCCGGCTTCCAGGCCAGCGTAAAACTGGTGTCACCGGCAGATTTCTGCCCCTGCCCGGTGGATACCCAGTCAGCATCCTCATCATCCAGATAGTTATCATCGTAGGATTCTGCCGTCATCTCGCCGGGGGTCAGATCCTTCACCTTCGCCAGTCGCTGCCAGTCATCGTCTGACAACGGGTTTGCATAAGCATCACCAGTGCCGGTGTACACCCACAGTGTGGTACCGGAACCTTTCACCGGCTCAAGAGGATTTGGTGTTGCCATATCGTCCTCACATCTCGTAGGTAATTTTCCACAGGAGATCTGCCGATCCCCACATCATAAACTCATCATCCCGGCGGTAGTCATACCCCTGAAGATTCATTTTCAGCAGTAATGCACTGAGCCCGGGAACTGCCTCCAGCGCAGGAAGAATTTTTTCTTCCATCCACATATCCAGTGCCGAGTCCGGTTCTTTTGCCCTGAGAAAAACCTCAATATGCAGTGTCGCCTCCCAGGTTCCCTCATCAACGAACTCGTCAGCAGCAGACGCATCTGTCAGGTAAACAGCAACAGCAGGCAGTTCCTGTTCATCAATAAAAACCGGGCGACCGTCAAACCAGCTCACCCTCTCAGAAATATTTTCTTTCAGGGCAGACAGAACTGCCGCCCGTATTTCACGGTGTCTCATACACCCTCCCAGTCATTTTCTTTTCAGCACCAGGCGTAACTGATGCGTCATGGCTTTCATCATCTGCGCCGGTAATTTTTCCCGGTACATCCGGTCCCGTTCACGTTCAAAGGTTTCTGCCAGCGGTCCGGCAGTCGGAATCTTCACCACTTCGATCGGCAGACGGTGGCGTTTCGGCCTCCCTTTGCTGTCAGCGCCGGTGGACGATGATGCCCACGGCATACGCTGCATCACATGCCAGCGTCCGTTAGCCAGCCGGGTGATAAAGGCATCCGGGATCCGTCTTTTCCCCACAATCAGCACGCTGCCACCGCCTTTCGTGACCGAACGCTCGCCTTTCTTTCGTCGCTTTCTGCGGGAAAGCAGCACGCTGGCCGTCCCCAGTTTTATGGCGGGCAGATTACCGGTGTTGATGATGACCTTCGCATAAACCCTGTCTGCGCTGGCCCGTTGCAGGCGGATACGCTCACGGATGAGACGGCGCGGAACCGCCAGCTCCCTGGCAACCGAAGAGGCCGTTTTCGCGATGATGGACTCCGCCACACGGTTAAGTGTCGTGGCGGCAGCCCGGGGAACGGCACGGCGGTCAATTGCATCCAGATTTTTCATGGCCTGCGCCAGACCTTTTATTGCCATACTCATTCCTGTTCGACAAAAATCCGGGGTTTACCGTTGTACGTGTCATAACGGGTCACCGTCAGTGTGCGCCCCGCAAACACAACAACATCATGACGGGCCGGACGGTACCGGGCTGAAAACACCACCAGTGACAACTGGCTGCCCGAAAGCGCCCCCATCTCCGCGGACTCTTCCTCCGGCATCACGTCGTACACGACGCCGTTAATCTCCGCCTGTTTGCCCATCATCCGAACGGTCGCCACGTCCATCCGGCAACACATTCGCGTAAACAGATCAGACATTGATTTTTACCGCCACAGCGGCGCTGTTTGCAGGAGCATTTTCCCAGGCTACTCCCGCTGCCACCGCACCGTCTGCAGCCAGCTGCACAACCCCGTCCTTCAGATAAACCACCGCGCCGGACTGAATATCGTCAGCAGACTGTTTGGGCAGCAGGAACACGCCTTCGGCAAAACCGTCACCGGCCTCACCGGCAGGAATATCGGTAATGGCCACGGCCACCATACTGCCGACCACCACCGCAGCACCGCTCAGGATGGTCTGATCTCCGGCATTCACCAGTTCAATGGTGGTACCGTCCTGTACAAAATTTTTCGCCATAATGCTGTTTCTCCGGACAGCCCCTGTGGGGCTGTTTTTCAGGCATAAAAAAAGCCCTTTCGGGCAGTGATTGTGATAACGCGGTTATCAGGCCACCGACGAACGCACCAGCCCGCGCCAGTCAAGTGGTGCCACTCCGGCATCAATACGGATTTTTGTGGCAATACCGTCAGTGGTGAAACCTTCCTGCTGATCAATGTATGGCGTGTCCACACCATCCAGCCAGGCCACTTCAATGGTGTCAGTGCCCTGTGCCGCCGCCAGATACCAGGTTTTCGGATCTGCCGCATCAAGACGCGCTTCTGCAATCACCTCAGCAAAGTTCTGGATGGGGTTAATGACACCGGCGTTTGCATCCGCCCCTTTCACACTGGCCGATTTGATGGTCTGGTTCGCCACCGTCTCCAGTGCCACCGGTACCAGCATAAAGGCCGGACGGATATTCAGGGCGCGATCGCCTTCTTTCTGCAGGCGCATCATCTGACGGGCCGCATCCAGTCCGGAAACAGAGATCCCCCCGGTGGCAATATTTTTGTGATCGGCATGGAACAGCGACTTACCGTCGGACAGTTTCGGGTTATCCGTCAGCACCTTGTAAACCAGGTCACCAATCGTTGCCTTCGCCGCACGCCCCATCTTCATCGGCACGTCCACCAGCATATTCAGATCATCATTGATAATGGCCTGGCGGGTGATGGAGAAAATCTCCCCGTAGGTGGCCAGAGCAATGGTCTCCTTGCGATCTGAGGTGGTAATGTATTTATACTCCGCCCCCTCACGAACCTGACGCAGAGAACCAAAACCGCCCATCCCCACGCGATACGCTGTTTTGAAGTCTGACAGGCGTCCCTTACGGGTCCACTTCTGGAAGGTTTCTTCTGATTCCTCCCAGCCCTGGATCAGCCCCTTGTTCGACACATCCAGCAGGATATTGCCAAAATCAGAGGTGCTGTGCGTAAGCGCCAGCCCGACCATCTGCATGGGGTTATAACTGGCCACCCCAATACCGCGCTCCGTCAGTGACATACGAGCCCATTCACGCAGGGTCATCCCGTTATAGGCGTTATCCTTCTCGACATTTTCAAATCCGGCACGGGCCAGCATCGCCTGGCGGATCCCGTCTCCCACAAAATTGCCGTTTCCGGCATAAATATGGGCCGGTGTGTTTTTGTTGGTCGGCGAGGACTCCTTGCCCATTTCATTCAGCAGACGTTCACGGGCCATTTCCAGCGAACAGTCAGGATCAGCCACGCACTGTGCCTGAAGCGTCTGATAGCGACCGCCGAACATGGCAAACAGATCGTTAATGCCTGACATGCGGGCTTTCTGCTCAGCCATAACGCGGGCGCGAATGGTCGCCTCATCAGACACTGCCGGTACCGGTGATGGTTCTGTTACCGCCGGTGCAGGGATTGTCACTGTGGTATCACGCGGGGCACTGTTGCGTGGTGGAGTAATCATGTTTCGGATGGATTCCGGCATCTTTTTAAATTCCTCTGTACGTTTTGACTGAATACATGCCATTGCCTCAACAGCGGGTGTCACCTGGTCAGCAAATCCGTGTGCCAGACATTCGGCACCGGACATCCAGGTTTCATCCGCCAGCATGGCGGCAATTTCATCGGTGGTTTTCCGGTTTTCTGCGCATAGGCTGGCAACAGTACCGATTCGACTTTATCCAGCAAATCAGCATAACTGCGCATATCCTCAGCATCCCCGCCACTGAATCCCCATGGCTTATGGATCATCATGAAGGCATTTTCCGGCATAATGACCGTATCACCGGCCATCGCAATCACAGATGCCATCGAGGCGGCAACGCCATCCACATACACGGTAATGGTCGCCCCCTGATTTTTCAGGGAATTAAAAATGGCGATGCCTTCAAAGACATCGCCACCCGGTGAGTTGATGTGGAGATTAATGTGGGTGATATCACCCAGAGCATTCAGTTCGCTGACAAACTGCTTCGCGGTAACTCCCCAGAAACCAATCTCGTCATAAATATAAATATCCGCGTCACCCGGCCCCCCAGCCTGCATCCTGAACCAGGATTTATTCTTCATGCTGGCTTTCGGTGTCACGCTGATACTGTCGTTCAGTTCCGGCACTGTTGCCTCCTTTGTCGTTGACGGGGTCAGTATCAAAGACCAGCCCCAGTCTGCTGTTTTCATCAATTTCAGCCTTGCGGCGACGTTTGACCTCATCCGGATTGCGCCCGCCGGCACGCACCCAGTCAGATTCTGTCGCTGCACCACCCCGGATCTGAATTCTCCAGGCTTCAGCTTCCTTAACCGGGTCGATCCACGGCATCACCGGACCGGAATACGTCGCGTTATATAGCGTTTTCATCTCCACATCCGCCGGAATTTTCAGCAGACCTGCCGCAACCACCATATTCAGCCATGTCCGGTACACCGGGCGGGTTACCGCGCCAATAAAACAGTCCTGCAGGATCAGGTAACCATCCGTGGACTCGACCAGCTCCTGCCGCTGGGCGCTGTAGGTGCCGTTATAGTTACGCGCCGCACTGGAAAAACTCAGACGACTGCCAGCTGCCACTGCACGCAACTGGCCGTTGCGGAAAGTTTCAAGGTTGGGATTGGGACGGTCAGATTTGACCATGCCGATATCCTCGCCCTTGCGCAAATCGTCATAAATAATACCCGGGGTGATATGGACTTCCCGCTCGGTTTCTTTGATCCCCGGATCTTCATAGTCCTGTCCGTCACCTTTACGGATATACAGTCCCAGCGCCGCAGCAATACGCGCCGCTGTCAGTTCCGCATCCTCATACTCTTTAAGGGCACTGATCCGCATCAGCACCCCCGATAACATGGATGAGCCTCGCGTCTGATGCAGACGACGAGTGAACTTCAGGTGGATCATTTTTCCGGCAGCGATTTCTTTCGTATCACTCTGCCGGCCGCTGACCGGATAATTTTTATAAACCAGATATTTTTTCGGTCTTCCCCACTCATCAAGAAAAACCCCCTGATTCAGCCCGGCGGATTCATCAGTGCGCATGGGAACAAAATCCGGCTCCATCGCCTCAAGCCAGAATGGCACTCCCGCCGTCCGTTCCAGACCGTTTCCCGCACCACTGACCATCTGCGCAAACACTTCACCATCCCGCAGCCAGGTCCGCAGCAGTAAACGTTCAAGCACGGGACGGGTATACTGCCCTGTCACATCCGGACTCACGGACCATTCAGCCCACAACCGGCGGATATCCGCAGCCAGCTCTGCCGCCATTTCCCCGTTTTTTCGTAATGGCTGAGGCTCCACAATAATTCCCCTGGCACCAATCACCCGCTCTTCCAGCTTGTCAAACACACCAATCACCAGGTCATGATTGATATCCAGAAAACGGGCCTGCTCCCGCAGGGAAACCGCACCGTATTTACTGAGCTGATCAGCAGAGCGATTTTCCCGCCGGGCTTTATGTGTCCGGGTCGGTTTCACCGCCTCATAGGCCATGATTAACGCCCTTGAACGCAGTCTGGCTGCTTTCCATCCGGGGGAAAACACGCCTATCACATCATCAATAATTGCCATTAAAACCTCGCCAGTTTAAATCCCGGTTTTCCCCGCCTGCGGCTCACCATCGCGGCAAGCCTGCGTTCCCACTCCTGACGTCCGGCGCGGATCTGAGAAAGGCTTTCCAGCGTCAGTTGCTGCCCGTTGAAGGTGACAGACTTCCCCTCCAGTACAGCCATTTCCGCTTCACGGTACCGCTGTATCATTTCTCTGGCTTCTTCTGTGCTCACAACCAGCCTCCTGATGTTATCCATGGATTATCTTCCGCACGCTCCGTCCGCAGTTTTTTCTTCCGGCGACGGCGTTTTTCTGCCCCGGCCGTCAGTTCCGGGGATACCGTTTCACCAGAACGCTCCTGCGGGAAGACGAGCCACGTTTCCCGCTGTGCCCAGTCCGGTGCGGAGGGCCAGCGGATCTTTTCATAACCATGCAGAACAGCAAGCGCATCCGCATAAACCAGCAGGTCAAACGCCTCGTTAGCGCCCCTGCCCGGTTTTCGCCATTTTCCGTCACTGCCGCGCTCTTCATAGGTCAGCTCATCGTAAAACCACCGCCCCAGCCAGTCGGGAAAGTGGATATAATTCGGCCCTGGTGTGTCACGCCACAGGGCATTATTTACACGGTCCTTAAACGCATCCGTCTGAACCAGCCACAGCGCAACATCGCCACTGGCTCTGGCACGGCGGGCACTTCTGCCGGTATTATCCGGGAAGGTACGGTTAATCAGCCTGTCACGGCGAAGACCATCCCCCTTGAACAGAAACACCCTGTTGCCCAGTCCGTCACTCCGGCAACGACGCCAGAAACGATAGGCGTTATCTGTCACTCCGGCTTCCCCTCCCGTATCCACCGCCATGGCCATCAGACGCATGCGCACATCCGGATCAGAAGCCAGCGGCCATGTTTTATGGAACACATCCGTCAGCAACAAATCCCAGTCCTCCGGATATGCCGCCGGATCAACCGGCAGACTTTCACCGTTGGGACTGCAGCGCAGTGAATGCCGGATGTTGTAGCGATCAACAATCCAGCGTTCCCCCTGCTCTCCGTATCCGGTGATCTGCACAACAAAACGGCGATTTTTACCGCCCTGTACGTCAACCGTTGCCTCAATAAAACGCACACCATCCGGCACAGATCGCCGGGGAAACGGCTCGGCACGCTGTTCAAGCAGTTCACTTTTACGCTGTTCCGTGGCTGAACGGGGCAGATAGGGTCGTCCGATATCGGTGTTCACCACCGCTTTCAGGGTCTCTTCACTGCCGGTTCGCTCATACTCTTCTTCTGCCGCCAGCAGTTTAAAAATCAGTTGTTCCCAGGTCTGAAACGCCGCAGCCGGCCCCTCCATCCAAAATGACGCAATCCGGGAATTTCGTGGCGTTCCGGTGATACTGCCGTCCGCCGCCGCCCGTTCACCTTCACGAAGCCAGATCCCCTGGTTATTCAGTTCACGCTTCTGTTCCGGAGCAATCAGGCCGCGACAGTGCGGACACATCAGGCGGGCCGCCTGCCCGGCAGCCACAAAATCAGGGTTATTCCGGTAACCGGTCATGTTATCCATCACCGGCTGAAAATATTCCCCGCAGTGCGGACACGGCCAGTACCACCGGCGGCGGTCTCCCCGGTTATACAGTGACAGGATCCCCGTTGTTGGCGGTGCCTCATGTGCGCCGCCACAGCGCCATTTGGTGTCAGTGATATCCCGCCCGGGCGAACTTTCGACCAGGGTCATCCCCGAGGACATAAAGGTGGTGGTACGCTTTGAGGCCAGGGTGAAGGCATCCCCTTCACCGTCGACGTTCTCAGGAAAACGGTCATAATCCGTCAGCGCCACACGACGGTAATCCGAAGAGGAAAATACAGTGATCGACGGCCAGCCAATTTTCAGGAATGAGCCGTCAAGAAACATTTTGTCGTGGACGTTGTTGTCATTACGGGAAGGGCTGAGGCGCTTACTGACCTCCGGACTGTGGCGAAACGTCCTGGAAAGACGCGTTCTGGAATGCTCACGCGCCTTTGTCTCGGTCATCTGCACCACCAGCATATCCGCCGGATCACAGATGATGCCGTACACAATCCAGCCATCAATCAGCCCTTCGGTTTTCCCGGTTCGCGCAGGTCCCACAAACACCACCGCGTCATATTCACGGGCTGATAATGTATTAATGGGGTCAATCATATAGGGCGTCAGCGATGACTCCCACGGACCGGAAGTATTGGCTCCCCGTGGTACCCGCATATAACGCCTGATGGCTTCCGCTACTGGTAACCGGCCAGGTGGGCGAAACAGCGAGGCCACTTCGCGCCAGATATCGGATGCGCGGCTATGGCTCTCGTTCACCTGATTCACATATCGGCCTCATCACAACAGTCAATGACTGCCTTTTCCAGTGTGTCGCGGATCTCATCAACCACAATCTGTACTTCATTCAGTTGTGATGCGGTCCACCCCCTGTCCCTCTCCAGCCGGTCAGGCCAGGTTTCCAGTACCTGAACTATCGCTTTCACCACGACAGAAAAGGACCGCCTGACATCACTGACTGACACGAGCAGACCGGTTTCCTGCTCAAATTTCAGTCGGTCACGTTCTGACTGGTACCATGCTTTACGCGCATGAGGATCCATTTCCTCGTTATCTACAGGCAGAGGAGCTTTCATCAGCTCGGCAAGGATATCTGTCAGTCGGTACAGTTTGAGATTGCTCTCATGACCACCGGCTGGGCTTATGTTTTTTACCCGAGCCGCGACAGTCTGTCGATGAGCACCGGATAATGCAGCCAGTTGGGAAATATTCAGATGCAGATTTTTTAATTCACGATCCATAACTTCCCCTGAAAATTATGTAAATACACGCCAGTGATGAACAAAAAACAATCAACTTCGACACTAAAAATTTTTATTATGATATATATCAATGATTTACACTGGTGGTAATGGTGCCATAAAAATCAAAAAATGCGCCTTTTTCCGCGCCGCCCGCCCCGTGTTCAGGCCCATCCCACCAGGAGGACCCGCAAAATAATAATGATTATCATTTTTAATGTAGTCCGGTTTCTTCCACCATCGCACCGGACAGGCGACTATGAGGGGACAACGCCGCGCTCCGTTAACGCGGTAAACCCCGGTGTGTATCGTTTTTGATTATCCCCGCACACTCGCGCAGAGGAGTCTCCCTGTCGGGCTGCGGTCTCTGTTAATGCAGGAATACAGCGACAATACCGCGCATGGATAATAAGGTCGCTCAACACACTGGCTGTAATGCAGCGGATACCATGCGGCATTTAGCGGCATTCATCGTATACTCAACGGTTAGCTCTTCATTCGTGGCATTCACCTGAAAGGTCCGGGAGTGTAATTGCGTACATTTACCACTGAACGAACCTTCAACAAGAACACGACCACGCTGCAAAATACGGAACGGAATTGTTCCCTGAAAAGGCTTTACGGTTACCAGTAATTTCTTCATGCATTCTCCGAATAACAAAAATACTAGTTAATACACTGAGTGCGGATATATTCCTGAAGCATTCTCAATGCTGCCTGGTCGCTGATGATTCCGTCTCTGATACCGAGAACGTTTCGTCCAGCAACCGGAGAGAGTTCGACGGCGGCATCATTGCCCACGCCGGAGGTGCCGGTGGCTTCACGCACGGTACCGGGGCAGGTGGCGTTGATCCGCAGGCGCTTACGACCAGCGGCAACATCAGCACGCAGAGTTTCATTTTCAGCTCTCGCATCGGCTAATTCCCTCGAGTATCTGGCATCAAGTGCAGCAACATCACGCTGGCGCTGCTGCATATCAGTAATGGTTGCATTTGCCAGCTCCAGCTCACTGACTTTTTTATCGCGCTGCGCTTTGTAGGTTATGGCGTTATCGCGGTAATGATTCAGCCCCAGACTAAGCGCACCACAGACCACCAGCAGAATAACGGTAAACGCGGAAAGCATTCGGTTTATGCTCACCCCAGCATCCCCGACGAAGATAACATCATCCAGCCCATGGAAAGAAAAAGAGCAACCAGCATTAGTGAAAATGAAATGCCGATGATTACACAGAGGATCTTCGCCAGCATTATGAGTTTGTCTGACATGTTTAATCCTCCCTTCACGATTTCAACGCAATGACCAGTTTTGCCAGCCCATACAGCATCGGAGACACAGCGATATACCGACCGCCACCCACTTAATAGCAAAAGCCAGTGCTCTGCTGATGTCATCAGTTACTGGCGCTTTCAGTTCAAGGCCGTTTTTCATAGTCAACCTCAACAGAATTCGTTTATACTTTTCCATGTTCTCCCTTGCCTTATCCAAGGTCAGAAACACAAAACCCCGCTTGCTGCCAACAAACGGGGTTTTTACTTTTATTCACTTAGGTTTTGCCAGTTCGCAGGATTTCGTGTTATCCGTCCGCGTTGGCCAACGTCATTTTTCAGCAAAATATTCTGCTTATCTGTCGATACCCCAGCACGCCAGCGCGCTCTCCTGGTCACGACGGGATACCTGACCATAACAGTTATTTGAGCGGATACGGCAGTCTCTGCCACCGTCCTTAATCCACCAGCGAAGCGCCTCACACGCTCCCCTGCGATCTCCTGCATTAATTCGTTTATAAAACGTCGACGTGAAACACTTACCCGGGCCAATGTTGTAAGGACAGAATGACGCAATACCCGCTTTCTGGGGTTCAGTCAGTGGCACTCTGATGTTTTTCTCCACCCATGCCAGCGCCTTATCCCGTTCAATGGCGTTAACCTGGTCGCATTTTTCCTTCGACAGCTTCATGCCAGGGACGACAGGCTTACCATCCACCCGGGTGGCACCACGGCAGATGGTCCAGATACCCGCACCATCACGGTATGCCGTGGTGTGGTTACCTTCTTTTTCGTCAAGAAACTGGTCGAGGATTTCAGGCGCAGAAGCACCTGCAGCAATCAGCGCCAGAACGACCGCTGATAAACCATAGCGGAATTTCCTGCTCATCAGCTTACTCTCCCCGCGCCGCCTTACGCCGGTCCTCTCTGATTTTGAAATACAGGTTCGTCAGATATGTCAGCAGCCCAAACAGCAGACTCCCCAGCACACCTATTGCCGCCCACTGAGACGGGGAAACCCTGTCCAGCAACTGCAGGAACCAGTAGCCCGTTCCCACCGCTGACGTGGTGTATGACACACCTGTTGTGATTTTTTCCATCTGGTACATACCCCGTCTCCCGCAATCCGGAAGCTCACAACAATATAAAGACCACCGGCACACACCGATGGTCCCTTGCGCATGCTTACATCATCATGTCGCTGTCAGGTGTGGGTTCACCGCCATCTGAAGCACTCCCCTCACCCGCGATGCCTTCCGGCTCCGGAGCTGCCGGTGCGCCCAGCAGTTCATCCAGAATGGCATCCACTTCTGTATCAAGACGCGCTTCCAGGTTATGGCGAAGTTTCTGTTTCAGTGCGCTCAGGACTTCTTCAGAGCGCAGGACTTCCTTCACTGCCTCTGCAGTGACCAGGGATGTAATTTCTGACATGGGATTTTCTCGTTGAAAGGGGTTATTAAGGAGTAATGGGCTCTTCGGGTTTGCTTCCGGCTGACTGACTGGCGCTGATTTTCTCTGCGGCCCTTTTATCAATCTGCCTGCGCCAGCAATCGCGCACTGCCCTGTACCCACCCGAAAGAAGATACAGCACACAGACCACCGTACAGAAGTACAGCATTAACTGGTTCAGAAATGTCATGGTTTCTCACCGTGATAGTTGACATGATTTACTTATTTTTGTAGAAAAACACCGAAGACTTCGGTGTCATCATGGTCGTTTTACCAGCCGCCAGCATTCATGTAGTGGACAAAGTTCATCCCTTTCCTTCATTGCTGGCGGCCTTTTTTATCATGCCGCGGCATCCGCGTTGTTCACTTCCACCTTCACACTGTCAATCAGCAACGTATATGTCGCCGCCTTTGATATGTCTGTCAGTTGCAGTTTGTCCGCCGCCCCTGATGCCGGAGATTTCACCAGTGTGAACGGTGTACCCCGTTTCTCATCCAGTACCGGCGTCACCTGAATGCTGTTGTTTCCGGCAAACTCAAAAGCCAGTGTGTGCCATCCGTTATCAAAGACCCCGAACGTATCCAGCTTCGCATTCTGCTTCTTGTGGTACATCGCGTTCAGGTTCGTCGCATCCGTCTGCAGGAAGAAGGACATCAGCATGTCGTTGCCTTCCTCTGACAGCGTCACTCCCTCCGGCAGGGACGACAACTGCCAGTAAATACCCAGGGCAAACTGATTCGGCACCAGTGCGCCCGGCACCTTAAACCGTACGCTCACACGTCCGCCTTTCTTCAGCAACTCTGCCCCCTGCCCGGCGGCATCATGCTCCAGAAACCAGATGTGGCTTTCCGGTTTGTTCAGTTGCAGGGCCTTACCTCCCGTAGCCCCCTCATCACTGACCACAGCCTCAGCGATGTTTTTATTAACACTGTCTCCGCTCGCCGGTTTGTGATAATAGCGCCAGCCCTGTGATGCCAGGTCTTCACCGGACGCCAGCAGACTCATCAGGGTTCGGTTACTGACCGGGGCTTCCGGCTCTCTCTCCGGGCCTTCACCGGAAGGTCCGGTGGGCTTCACCGTATCAGGCTGTTTTCCGGTAATGAATTCAGCGGTTCTCCCGGCATGCACCAGAATCGCCGTTGCCAGACGGTCGGAAATAATCCCACGGCGAGCCCATGAACTGAAATGGCTGGCCCTGTCTGCTGATGTCCAGGTCTTCTGGTCATTACGCCACTTTGAACCGTAATAACCGACGGCTTCCAGGTCCGGGTCTTCTGCCGGGTTATTGGTCTGCACATTCGCACCATTCTCATCCGTCATTAACGGTACAAAGAAAATGTTCTGCGACTCCTTCCCCTTATACCCTCCGTATACTGATGCATACCCTTCCGCATGACGCTGCTTCCAGAAATACGTTGTGTCCCCGCAAATCCACGGTACCGCTGATGCGCTGCCTCCTGTGCTCTGTGATGCCTGACCGGCAAGCTCCGTTCTGAACTGATTCACCATCGCACTAAACAGCCCCGGATGCTGCGCATGCGTCCCCACTGCCGCATCACCTTCTCCCTGCATCCACACCACCGCAAGCAGACGGTTTTTCGGGTTCTTCGCCAGTGCGGCTTTAGTCCGGCTCACCAAATCCTGATACAGCGGCTTACCCACACCCCAGCGCAGTGAATTTTCCGATGCACCGGCTGATTCGCTGTATGTGCCGTCTGCACCCGTTGTGAATGCCGAAGCACCACGGCAGCACGGAACCAGCAGAATGCCCGCATTCGCCGGTATAAACGGCAGCAGTTTTTTGGCGATATGCAGCCCCTGCCCCACGGTTCCGTACTGCCCCTTTGACAGGTCCGCTTTCGGATGGTTAAGACGGCTCATGTCCTGCACATCATGCAGACAATGGTCCGCCGGAATAATGTCGTTATACTTACAGGCGGCACCGCCCGGTGTCACCGTACTGCGGCGCGCCAGCTGCTTAATACGCGGGTCCGGACGGTCATATGTCTCCGGCAGCGGAAGGCCTTCACCATACGACATGCCGTTTGACTGCCCTGCCAGAACCACAACAAAGTAATACTCCGGGTCGCTGGTGGCGCTGATTACTGTGCCTTCTCCATCCGACGGCTTCACCACCACAGGTGTGGTGACATCACCTTCCGCCGCAATGGCCTGCATCAGGGTATAAGGCGTGATGGCGACAGGGCTGCCAAATGGCTGCCACCCCTCCTTCAGTTTTTGAGTCAGTTGCTCCGCAAGGTCTGACGGCGACGCCGCCCTGACCACGTCATAGTGTTTAAATGCCATGAATCCTCCCGGCCGGGATAATGTTGTGAGTCAGATAAGGGGCGGGCTGAAGTCCGGAAGTTACAGGACAATGACAGAAGGAAGACTACAGCCCGCAATACGAAAAAGGCCGCGCAGTTGCGCAGAGTGATTACTGTCGGGTATTATTCGCCAGCTGAAAAATTGATTACTTCACGTTTTGTTGTTTATTCCTTGCTGCCCGCGTCTCCCGGCGCGGGCTTTTTTTGCATGTAAAAAGGCTCCTGCGATGAGGAGCCTGGATATATGCCTAATCTCTGTATACAGCATGATGCCGGGTGCCTCCCGGTGAATTCTGCAATGACCAGACAGAATCCGCAACTTGCCTATACAATACGCAACCAAACATCTGTCATTATGCCCCTCCGCTCAGGGGGATTCATCATGCAGGATTTTTTAACAAATGCTCAGCCAGACAGGCAACTGTCAACTGACTGAATTGTGACATTGATTGCACTGTAACTACATTGCTGCACACCACGAAACCAGCAATACTTCTGATATTAATTAAACTGCACTTCAGCAAATCCTGAACCTGACGCACAGGTATTTGATTTGATTGTTACCGTCATTCCTGTTAACTGTGCGCTTTGCAGTAGCGGTTGCAGATTCCAGCGGTTAGTCCAGTACTCTTTCCCGGCCACTTTTACTGTGAATGTATCATTCTCATTATACTTAGAGAACTCAATTTTACCTTTTGCACAATCAGCTGCCATTGCATTAACAGAAACAAAAGCAAATAAAGCCGCTACAAATATCTTCTTCATATTTAACTCCTGTTATTCTCCGGATGTATTTAAAGAGTGAGCCCTGCGATTCAGAAAAGCAGCTGCGGTATTACTTTCCCATAAAGTATTGTTTATCCTTATAACTGGCCTGTCGCCAGTTATCTGACATTCTGGTTGTATCTCTTCATTCACGGCGCGAACGGAACGTGCCCCCTGATGATGGCAATTCAGTATAACCGCCACTGTGCCCAGTATCGCTGATATATTATTAAAGGATATTCGCCCCACTCTGACACCACCCTCTCCCCGAAACTCCGGAAGCACATTGCTGATTCTCCCCCAGTTCAGTGTGAGGTCCACTTCTTCCGGTGTCATCGTATAAACAGGAGCAGTTTCAGACAGTGCCAGACGAAATTCTCTCTGTATTTGCCTGAACCGTAAGGCTTCTGCTGTGACAGTGACAAAACGCAAAACTGCTCTGGATGCATCTCTGGTCATGGCATTTCCACTAAACTCCATTAACGCCAGATATGATGAAACCAGTGAGTGACGACTGATTTGCATTCCGGAACGTTCCAGCGCTGCGACACGTTGCAGAGTGGTATAACTGCTGTCCGTTGTCATGGAAACAGTTGTCACACCGGGCACTGATATATGTGCAAAATCAGAAAATCTGTAGAAAGTATTTGTTGCCGTATTAACGAATCCGGCCACATATAAATTATTTTGCTCAACAATCAGACGAAGATGGTCAAAACGCGCCTGATAGACATCAAGCCCTCGTATATCCACAGCAAAATAACTGCCCGGTGGGGTGTGGTTAATAACAGACACCGATGTGGTCCCCTGAGATATATGCTCAAGAGGAGTCGATATTTCTGTCCGTATACTATTTAACGAAGAGACATAACTTTGTTGAGTCGAAAAGTCTATCGTAAATTCCCGGGAATAGGATACCGAAGAAAAGCCCAGCAACAGGCACAGTATCCATTTTAACAATATACACTTCATATACAGGTGTTCCTTTTGGCTGAAGTAATACGGCACCAGACCCGGCACAGATATAAAAAAGGCCCGCAAAAGCGAGCCAGAAAAATAAGTATGGCGCGTTGTACTGGATTCGAACCAGTGACCGATTGCTTAGAAGGCAATTGCTCTGTCCGGCTGAGCTAACAACGCTGAATACCGATAATGGACCGCCATCGAGGACTCGAACCCCGCGCAACCAGCTTCGAAGGCTGACGCTCTATCCCGATGAGCTAATGGCGGTATGTGATATGGTGGCCCTTGCTGGATTTGAACCAGCGACCTGGCGATTATGAGTCGCTCGCTCTCACCACTGAGCTAAAGGGCCGGGCGCAGGATAATAACGGTACGTAACTAATCCTGCAATATCATCCGTTCTGACTGACTAAATCCTGAACTTCTCTGACCGTCTGCTCAAAACGTTCAGTCCCCAGCTCAACGCCAGTTGCACGCCGCCCCAGCGCCATCGCGGCTTTGACTGTCGAACCCGACCCCATGAAAAAATCTGCAACCAGGTCACCCGGACGACTGCTCGCGCTGATTATCTGCTGCAGCATTTCTGCCGGTTTTTCGCACGGATGTTTCCCGGGATAGTACTGCACCGGTTTATGCGTCCACACATCCGTGTACGGCACCTGCGCCGTCACGCCAAAATACCGCCGCAGATGCTTATATTCACTCTGCAGTTCCGCATACTGCCGGTTCAGTGAAGTATACGTCTCCAGCAGCTGGTGGTGGGGCTTTTCCAGTTCACCCCGCTGATGCTTCTCTTCTGCCACCCGGGCAAACAGCACCTGTAATTTCAGATAATCGCTTTCGTTCGGTAACTGCCACTGACTGGCACTGAACCAGTGCGACACCATGTTTTTCTTTCCTGTGGCATCAGCAATCTGTTTTGCCGTTATCCCCAGGGCAGCACGCGCATCACGAAAGTAAGCAATCAGCGGTGCCATCACATGCTGTTTCAGTGCCCTGCCCTTCGCCTCATACCCGGCATCTTTCGGACGATACGGCCCCTGATAATGTTCCGCGAACAAAATGCGCTCTGTGGCGGGGAAATACGCCCTCAGGCTTTCCTTGTTGCACCCGTTCCAGCGTCCGGACGGCTTCGCCCAGATAATATGGTTCAGCACACTGAAGCGTTCTCGCATCATGATTTCAATGTCAGATGCCAGGCGATGGCCACAGAACAGGTAAAGACTTCCGGCAGGTTTCAGCACCCGCCAGAACTGCGCCAGACACTGGTCCAGCCATTTCAGGTAATCATCGTCGCCCTTCCACTGGTTATCCCAGCCCTCAGGCTTCACTTTAAAGTACGGCGGGTCCGTGACTATCAGGTCAACAGAATTTTCGGGTAACGACCGGATAAATTCCAGGCAGTCAGCGTTGATCAACTCACAACTGGATATTTTTACAGTATTAAACATGGATCATTAAGCCTGTCTCTGATAGGCTCATTCTGCTTTTGCGCAAAGCAGTGGGCCTGAGGTTTGCTTGTGATCCAGACGCATGAGCAGATGGCTGGTGAGTGCCCCTAACACCCACCAGCCGCCCATTTACCACAAATAAAAAAGCCTTCAGGACTGAAGGCGTCTGTAACAACCGAACTGATAGTCTGCCAGACCCGCCATAACAAGCTGGGTCAGTATTAACTGGCAGCGTTCACGTGAAAGATAAGTATTCTGCGCAATCTCCCCGACTGTCGCCGGTTCGGTGGCACTTAATTCATTAAACACCACTCTGGCGGTTTCTGTCATATCCTGCTGTTTCAGCATGTCTTTTTCCTTTTTCCGGTTAACGTGACACACCAATAACTCTTGTCAAAAAAGCCAGCAAGCTGAAAAGACCAGTATTCGCAACCACCAGCGCGTTTAACGCCCTGTGTCGTTTTTCGGGCATAAAAAAACCCGCCAGTGGCGGGGATCTTTTGATAAAAACGACAAAGGCACCATTAAGGTGCCTTTTACACAGGGGCAGCAGGCTTGTCATCACCTTATTGCTACTCCTGGCTTCCAGTTCGGAAGTCTCACAAGTCCCATCAGGGTACAGCGACAGTATCAGTCAACACACTATGTGTGTCAATATAAATTCATATCGAATTCGATAATCGTTTTCGATTATCGATACAGATAAGCCATCCCTATCCCGTGCAATACCGCCCGTTTAATATTCTCAAACTCATCTTCCGCAATCATAGGAACAATATAATTTCGCCCCTCCCAGGTTCTAGTTTTTATGCGATCCAGTCGGCTCAATGAAACCGTCATCAACATGTCACATTTTACCCAACAAGTAATATGCTCATTACCAGGGATGGGGTTTTCTGATAACTCATGATGGCAATCTCTGCGAGGAATCGGTTCAGTAGTGCTTATTGGTACCACTGTTACCAATTGATTGTTGTGTCTGTTTCTGGACACGACTACCACTGGCCTGACCTTGACTATTTCCGGAACAACCATTCCCCGAAAATCACACATTAAAACAGAACGAACAGACGGCTGATACTTTAACACCATAAATCTCTTTGCCTGATAATGACGACTTGTGAACTCCACTACAAACAAAATGATTCTGCTGAACAGGCAGTTTCGCACTGTACATTATAACCTGTTAAGCCAACAAAAAAACCCGCTCGGCGGCGGGGTTTGCTTACTTTGCCATCGCGTACAAAATCGGCAAAATATCAGATTTACATGAAATATATGCTTTTTAATCCAGTTTTGCAATATTTTGCTGTGAAAATGTGGTCTTTTGTTTTGAACGTGTTTTCGTTAAAAGCAATAAAGCTTGGCTATCAAGCTGTAGAAAAATGTGCTTCATTGCAACCCAGCGTTCAGTAAATGTCTCAGACCAGTTTTTTGATGTCACTCCCACCAGTGATGCCAGATCCCGGTATTCATAACCTTCCCCACCAAAAAGCTCAGCTTTTACCGCTTGCGCCGCCAGCCAGATCAACTTCTTCAGACGTTCCAGCGTTTTCCCAGCTATTTTTCTGGTACCGGATTGAGTATTAAATTCATTCCACGCCCACTGCGTTATCGCAATCTGATACTCCCAGCAAATGTTTCCGCCGTAACACCACAACAACCACGCCTTCTGATGCGCTTCCAGTTCCAGAACTGCACGTCGCCATGATGATGTCGAAAACTCAACCGGACTGACCAGAGCAATTGACGTCCCTTTCGCCAGTGATTGTTTACCCGGGATCGGTGGGTTATCCCGCGTGATCATTTTTCCGGTTACCTCATCGCGGTAACGAATTTTTTTGCGTCTGTAACGCCCTGTATCGAACAGTGCATTTTCCTGCCAGGCTTCCAGTTGGCCTTTTATCGACACACTGAGATCCGCAGTGGCAATCATGAGTTGCTCACGAACAAACTGTAAATACTGGTTATTCATGCACACCCACCTCTGTAATTCTTATCTCCAGCCGTCCACCAGATACTGGCTGGCCACGTACAATATTGATTTCATCAAACTGCTCATCGTCCATTAACAACCCTGCATGCGTCAGCGCATCCAGCGGCGCTTTCAGGATATTATCCAGGTCACGGCGGCGCTTATCCGGTGGCTCTGCAATCACCTTTATCGCCAGCCTTCCGGACAGGCTTAATTTCAGCCGCTGCTGGCGAACAATAAGCGCCACTGCCCGGCGATAGCGCTTTCCCTCCTCAGATATAAAATATGTGCTGCCACGACGTCGCCAGTAAGTATTCACCGTCGGTGGATAAGGCAAAACAAACTCTATACGCATCAGTAACCTCTTTTACCCAAGCACGCCGGTTGCAAAGGCGTGATCAAGAAAACGAAAAATTAACTCAACCTGAGAGCCGTACTTTTTCTCAAACTCCAGCGGGTCTGCATGAAGTTCGTTGTGATGTTCCCGGCACAACGGTAGCGTGAAAATATCGTGGGCCTTTGTCCCCATTCCCCCCTGACCATGACCAATCAGGTGATGCGGATCGTCAGCAGGCTTACCACAACACGCACACGGCTGTGTCTTTACCCAGCGCGTGTATTTCTCATTAACCCAACGGCGACGTTTAGGCCGCTTCATGAACGATTCAGGAGACTCCGGATCAACAGCGATACTGACAACCGTTTTTTCTGTGGTGGATTTTGTTGCTGGTGGACGTGAAGTGGCAGCGCAATATTTTTTGTGCGCTGCTTCAGTATGCTGATGGCTGTCTGTTCTCCCGGTACGATGTCACTCTCACGGTATACGGAGCGGATTTTTTCCGCTGGTAATCCCAGCGAACGACGCGCTACTGCCTCAGGTAATGCATCCACCACCTGATTGCAGGCCGCCCACCAGGATAATTCGGCCAGCGATAATTCACGCTCCTGTGTGCCATTCATTGCGTGACGAATGACGTCAATCATCCATGCTGACAGGTTTTGGTGAGCAAGTTGCTCAAGTGATTCGGAGGTCTGGTCACGCAACTGGTTGTCGCAGTGCCAGCACAACACCATTGCGCCGGTACCATAACGGTGAATGACGGTTTCACTGTGGTGATAATCGCCGTGTGGCCACTGGCAGGATTTAACATGGCGCAGTAACCAGTCAGACAATGCGCCAGCGCCACCAGCAGCACGAATCACTCGTTCGTCGCTGAAAAATGGCAGTAATGATTTATCCTCCGCCAGCGGCTGGCGAACGGCAGGAACGACCCCGGACGGCAGATTACGCATGCTTTTCGGTTCCGGCTCCACCAGTACCCGGGTATTGTGGAATACCGGCATGGATTCACGGCCCGGCTTAACGATCACCAGCCCGAGTTCCGGTACCAGAACAGGTCGAAGTAATACCCGCACGTTACCTCCAGATGCGTTGCTGGAATGTGCGGGACGGACGCGGTGGGCGTTCAGAGTAAGGAAGCCTGACGGAGATTATCCAGTGACGGTAGTCGAGGCTAAGGGCTTTTTTAACCTCGTATCCGCGCCTGCGGTAACACTGAATGAGCCATTCGGCCTGTTCTTCAGTGCATGGGGGATGCTGGTACCAGTCAGATTTGAATGCGTGAAAACACCGTCCGCGCCTGCTGGCAAAGACGGCTGAATTATCAGAATTGTGTAATTTGGTATCGTGCGCCATCGGTTGTCTCTGCTGGCGCAGCAGGTGCCAGTTGTTCAGGCTGGTGTGCGAATTGTAAACCAGAATGCTAGGAAAAACAAAACCCGCCGAAGCGGGTTAAGTGCGGGTGCGTTGAGGATGCCTGACACATCAGAGGTGGCGAGGGATTCTCCCCATAAGCGCTAACTTAAGGGTTGTGGTATTACGCCTGATATGATTTAACGTGCCGATGAATTACTCTCACGATAACTGGTCAGCAATTCTGGCCCATATTGGTAAGCCCGAAGAACTGGATACTTCGGCACGTAATGCCGGGGCTCTAACCCGCCGCCGCGAAATTCGTGATGCTGCAACTCTGCTACGTCTGGGGCTGGCTTACGGCCCCGGGGGGATGTCATTACGTGAAGTCACTGCATGGGCTCAGCTCCATGACGTTGCAACATTATCTGACGTGGCTCTCCTGAAGCGGCTGCGGAATGCCGCCGACTGGTTTGGCATACTTGCCGCACAAACACTTGCTGTACGCGCCGCAGTTACGGGTTGTACAAGCGGAAAGAGATTGCGTCTTGTCGATGGAACAGCAATCAGTGCGCCCGGGGGCGGCAGCGCTGAATGGCGACTACATATGGGATATGATCCTCATACCTGTCAGTTCACTGATTTTGAGCTAACCGACAGCAGAGACGCTGAACGGCTGGACCGATTTGCGCAAACGGCAGACGAGATACGCATTGCTGACCGGGGATTCGGTTCGCGTCCCGAATGTATCCGCTCACTTGCTTTTGGAGAAGCTGATTATATCGTCCGGGTTCACTGGCGAGGATTGCGCTGGTTAACTGCAGAAGGAATGCGCTTTGACATGATGGGTTTTCTGCGCGGGCTGGATTGCGGTAAGAACGGTGAAACCACTGTAATGATAGGCAATTCAGGTAATAAAAAAGCCGGAGCTCCCTTTCCGGCACGTCTCATTGCCGTATCACTTCCTCCCGAAAAAGCATTAATCAGTAAAACCCGACTGCTCAGCGAGAATCGTCGAAAAGGACGAGTAGTTCAGGCGGAAACGCTGGAAGCAGCGGGCCATGTGCTATTGCTAACATCATTACCGGAAGATGAATATTCAGCAGAGCAAGTGGCTGATTGTTACCGTCTGCGATGGCAAATTGAACTGGCTTTTAAGCGGCTCAAAAGTTTGCTGCACCTGGATGCTTTGCGTGCAAAGGAACCTGAACTCGCGAAAGCGTGGATATTTGCTAATCTACTCGCCGCATTTTTAATTGACGACATAATCCAGCCATCGCTGGATTTCCCCCCCAGAAGTGCCGGATCCGAAAAGAAGAACTAACTCGTTGTGGAGAATAACAAAAATGGTCATCTGGAGCTTACAGTGGCCATTCGTGGGACAGTATCCCTGACAGCCTACAAAACGCAATTGAAGAACGCGAGGCATCGTCTTAACGAGGCACCGAGGCGTCGCATTCTTCAGATGGTTCAACCCTTAAGTTAGCGCTTATGGGATTCTCCCCCGCCTGGTCTCTTACTCCTCAGGTTCGTAAGCTGTGAAGACAGCGACCTCCGTCTGGCCGGTTCGGATTCGTACCTCGCAGAGGTCTTTCCTCGTTACCAGTGCCGTCACTATGACGGTTAAACAGATGACGATCAGGGCGATTAGCATCGCCTTTTGCTGCTTCATAGCCTGCTTCTCCTTGCCTTTCGGCACGTAAGAGGCTAACCTACGTGTGTAGAGCATAGATATGGCCTCAGATTAATGTTAAGCGTCTTGCCGGACGCGTAATGTTAACTGGGGCTTTTCTCTATCTGCCTTTTGGTGTTCATGCCTGAGACAGATAGCCTCAAGCACCCGCAGTCATTCTACCCGTTTTAGATTTCTCAGCCAACTTTATGCTCACAACATATACAAATTTCCCGGTTAAAGCTCATCATGTTAGATAGTTTTTGCGTACGCACTATTTTTTTATGTAAACTGCGCAAAAAAGTTTAGCACCCTAAATTGTTAAGGGAAAGTTAAGGAAGTGTTAATGCTTGAGCAAACAGTAAAAAACATCAATTCACGCTTTGGCTGGCGCAACACCCGTAAGCTTCTTGGTTCATCACTGGGTGTAACGGCCCAAGGATTACCCCTTTTTATTGAACGTGTAAATAGTGTAGTTCAGCATAATCCCGACCTAAAAGACAGAATCGACGATTTCTGGAAAGGTTTAATTTTTAGCGGGAATCGATTACTTTCTATTTATAGAATCACCGATGAAGACGTAGCAAAATTACAAACAATTTTCACAAATCAGAAAAAGGACAATAGCCCCTTCTCAGAAAAATACCCAACTCCTTTATCCAGAGAGGAGCTGTTAGTTGCTGATACTGAGCTGCATTTTGCTGAACTACGTCAAGATATCATTCGTGATAAACAAATTGACACTGCTGTTTTTTTATCCAAAGCGTATTACACTGAAGTGATAGAGCTTGACCCAACACATCTTAGCGATGCGGGTATGGAATTACGTGCTAATGGTGGAGAAATAAAATGCAAAACACGCCAAGTCACGCAATGCTTTAATACCATCATGCTAATGCCTGCAGAAAAATATTAATTCTTACGATTGATTTATCTATCCTTCCAAGAAGTGAATCACAGCCTCAACAATACCTTGTGGCTAAATTTATAAAAAAAGAAGCTGGCGTTATTTTAAACAATCCTCTTGAATTATTTGGTTCAATACAAGATCTTTACGAAAAAGTAGATGGCAGAATTTCTCATGTATCTTTTATCACCTCAGATGGCAATACAAGTTCTTTAAAACTCAAACCAAGTCAAAAGTGTTTGCGTCAAGATGTTTACCATCATAGTGGAGAGTCCGCAAGCCCAATATTGACAAAGTTTAAGTTGGGAAAAATTTGGGATTTACCACAAAGTTCTTCACATATTTTATCAGTAGAGTTAATATTACCAGGAAAAAGGACAATGCTTGATAATCCTAGAATTAGGTTGCATGAAGCAATTGCGAAGAACTGTAACAACATTGATTCGATTATATTTATTGTTGAAAAAATATTGGATTCTGTTAAGTCCTGTGAAGAGAAAAGAAGAGCGAGATCATCAGGCCATAAATGAAAAAGAGTATATATCACGACATTATCACGCAAATAGAGCAGGATTTTAATGATCCTGTTCGCAGTGTGTGTCGTGATCTTTTTCTTTTTCTGGTTAGTAAAGATGCTAAAAATATCAATCACTTTACATACAAAACCCTTATCAATGGTTTAACCTATCTAACTGATACGAAAGATGACTATATCCTGCTAATAAAAGCAACTGATTATTTATCTAGCTATAAAGCACATCTATTGGATATGCATTTTCAATACATTGATAATTTAACGGAAGAACCAATACCAGTTGAAGATGATCTTATTTCCTATGCTTTAGACACAGGAAGTTTTTACCATCCAGAAACTGGCGAATTGGTTGATAATTTTAGCCAGTATCTTTATCCATACTTTACTCCTTCGAGTCTTTTGGAGAGTCTGCATGAGTGATGTAAACATCTGTACTGCAGACCTTCAATCATTAATTAGAATGGATCCTGAATTTAGGGGAATGGTTCAAAGAAAATTAGCTGCAGACAAAAATATTTTTGTAAAGCAACTCTATGAAGATTTAGACGACGCTATTCAGAATTTAGAAAATGACAAACACTTCTATCAAGATGCTAAGTGGGGAGAGGACGAGCTAACAGCGTCGATCAAAAATTTCCTGAAAGGTAGGTTTTATGATGTTGAACATGATACTCAACATGGCGGTCACGTTGATTTATTAGTTAAACATCAATTCGGAAAATTCGAATGGATCGGTGAAGCAAAATTATGGAGAGGCCCCAAATCTATTCATAATGGCTGGATTCAGCTAACCGAACGTTACGGCACGGGTACGTCACGTGACGATCATGGAGGAATTCTAATTTATATAAAGTCTGACAAATCAGCAGTAAAATTCAATGAATGGAAAGAATTTTTCTCTACGACCGTTTCGGACGCAGAAATTGAAGCGGAAGGCTCTCCCCTCCGCTTTAAGAGTATCACAAAGCATCCAGCAACAGCGCTTCCATATCATGTAAGACACATGGGAGTATCCTTATACCATTACACTGGTAAAAAACCGCTGACTCTTAACTGGTAATTGCTATATATCCAGTCAAAAAACCTAAGGCTTTTTGCAATCTTTTACGAATTGTTCCATCTGAACATCCTTGTTGCTTTGCAATAGCACGAAGAGATAAACCAATCACGAAATGAGCAACAATTAACTCATATTCTTGTTGCTTATATCTTTCTAACATAAGGATACTAATGTCAATAATTCGCCCTTCATCATTGCTGCACTGACGACGTGATTTTTTACCATGAGGAACAACATTTTTATATTTATCAGCTATTTCCTGCCAATCAATAGAACTATTACCAGCCACAACCCAAGCCCCCCAATCGTCTAAAATATCACATATATCAACATTACTATCCATCTGTTTTTATTTTCTATTTTGAAATAACCAAGCAGCATTCTAGCCATTGTTGTTATTTCTATACTTGTAACTGACTCATAAGCATGAGGAGAAACAATTCTCTCATCACTTAATGCCCAATCACTAAGGTTTGCTATTTCCAACAATCGTTCTTTAGTTATTCCCATTATTATCTCCACCGCCCTTTCGGGCGGCCTCCTGATGATTTGAGGGTGCAGGAATCCCTCCGGTTAAGGATTTAATAAAAATCGTTTCTGATTTAAATCTTCAGTATTTAGTTGTTAGTCGGTTTATAGCCTTTATGCTTCGGCCTTATTTCTCAGCCATACACAAACCGGGCCATCTTCGGTGTCATGTATTGAACCAATAAACCATCCATTGCCCTCTGGTCGTTCCGGTTCCCATGCAGAAATATCAGCATCACACGCATCAAGGTCAGCACATCCTTCATCTCTGAAGCAGAGGACGTATTGAAGATTATTTTCCTCCATCCAGGCGTTAAACTCTTCCGTTGAAATATATTCCCGACCGTCACAGAATTTTTCATATTCAGGATGCGTCCAGCAGCCATATTCATCACGTACTACTGGTATTTCTTTGATTTCATTCATTTCTGTTCTCCCACGTTTTCAGACTTTCACCACAGAACGGACAAAATGAAACCCGAACTGGTAATTTAGAAAATTCACCGGAACGCAACATCACAAAATCAGGACCGCGAGTTAAACTCTCATTCCAGATTTTGTATATCAGCAGACCTTTTCGCATCGTGTATTCAGCATCATGCTCAAGGGACTTTGCCAGTGCTGCACATGGTTCTATCTTGTTGCCATTAACCTGGCATTTTGATTCACTCACCGCACCACCTCCTCAAAATTCCCCTGATAAAACGCCAGTACGCGCTGCATAACTTCGCTCTTCCGGCACTCGAGACAGATTATGTTCAGACGCCTGTCGTAGCGGCGTATTTCGCCATCTGGTAATGACCAGATAAGGTCCGGATCAACCGCAGATGGTTTCTTCGGCTTTGCCCTTGAGAGCTTTTTACGGGCATTTTGCCAGTCCTTACGCGCCTGTTCAGACGGGAATAACCCGTAACCAGAGTTGTATACATCGCCACTGGCAACCAGCTCTCTGGCCAGAACGCTCATCAGATATCTTGTTGCCCCAGTTTTAGTTTCCAGTTGTCGTAACGTCTCGCGCCCACTCTGGCGTACGAGTTCAACAACCTGCCCTTTAATTTTTTCCCGCTCTTCTTGTGTAAAAACTTTTGCCACAAGCCCTCCTGAAAATTACCTCATGACCAGAAATTAACACTTACCCCCTGAAGCCCGGCGGAATTTCAGTGTCCGGTTCAGAAATGTGATTCACGCAACGCTGCGCAGGCGAACGCCCCAGGCGGATAACCAGTTCATCCCATTTTTCCCGGAGTTTTGCCGGACTCATGATGTTTTTTACCCAGAACGAATCCCGCTGGAGACGCCCAAACATTTCACAAATTTGTCTGTGAGTTCTGCCATCCAGCATCCGCATTGTGCGAACGTCATTGGCCCATGCTGTCCAGTTGGGTTCTTTCGGTCTAGTGATCTCGCCATCATAGCTGGCCGCCTGCTCGTAAAGACTCACGATTCGTCCCCAGATCCACTGTGCGCACACCAAATCTTCCTGACTTCCCCACTGGCGTTTTTTCGCACTGAACACAACCGCGTCAGGGTGTCGGGTTAAAAAATCCTGTTCAGCCGTCTGCGGGTCCGGTTGCGAAGCGTCCGGACAAGAAGATCTTTTATCTGACGGATCAGGTTTTAATACTGACGGATCGGGGTCAATCATCGGCCCCCTAATCGGCAGTTTTTTATCAACAGTTGATCCATCAAAATTTGACGGGTCAACCGTTGAGGGGTCAATATTTGACGGGTCAACTGTTAACGGGTCATTTTTTGCCGGGCTAATTTTTCTTTTCGGTTTATATGACTCACGCGCCGCCGCCGCAGCTGCTTCGAGTTTTTCCACATTAAGCCGATAGATATTGCTTACATTACGCCCACCGACCTTACGCTCTTCCTTCGTCAGCCAGCCCTCTTTCGCCAGTTCTGCAATAGCCGATTTCACTGTGGATTCACTTCTTGCACCGATCTGACGCCGGATAGTTTCAATGGCAGGCCATGACACGCCCTCGTCATTGCTGTAGTCTGCAAGACGGGCCATAACCGCCACCCTGGATAAGATCATGCCGGTGAAGGCGCACCCTTCCCAGACAAGACCATGAAGCTTGCTGCTCATAAAACCCCCGAACACCGTGCTTTTAGTGCATCACCACAGCATTCCCTGCCGGGCCGCCGCGATTCATCTGGTCATACAAAACAACCGCTGACGCAACAAAATCATCGACATCCTTCACCAGCCGATCCCTCCGTTCGACGATCTCACGGTAATATTCAGAACTGTGGCTGCGCATACGGGCCACCAGCAAAGGCGGCATCGCCTTTTCGATCGCCGGTAACAGAGCCTGCATTTTTTCAACAGCATCAGGGGTGTCTTTATCCAGCCAACGGAAAATTTTCTGGGTATTACGGGCCAGGGCTTCCGGATGGCTGTCGTCATACAGTTCCGGGAACGTCATTCCCAGCTCGAAATACGCTTTGGTAATTTTCGCAGCCGGCACTTTTTCGCCGTCCGGATGCGCCCAAACATTCATCGCCATGCGGATGTGTTCATGCTTGATTTTCATGAATCATTCTTTCCTTCGTTCGAGGTGCTATCCTGCTTCTTGTAAAGTTCTGGGTTGTATTTCAATTCACCGTTAGTAATTTCATCCAGTTCCATTGCGCGAAGTTTGGGAATAACTGCTTTCCACCGCACAACAGCCACATGTGAAATTCCAAGAGCCTCAGCTACTAGTCGCTTTTTTTGAAATAGCGCAGAACATCATCTTTGAACATAAAACTCTCCTGTTATTTCGAGCAGAAGGGTAACAATAGTTACATAACAATGTCAACCATAGCAACATCACTTGGTGGTAACATTGGTTACATGAAAAACACTATCAGCGAACGTATTCGGAATCGTCGAAAAGACGTTGGATTAACCCAACAGCAGGTTGCGAAAGCAATCGGCATATCTCGTGTATCCGTAACAAAATGGGAAAATGGCTCTTCAAAACCTGACGGTGAGAATTTGTATCTACTGTCAAAATTGCTTTCCAAATCTCCTGAATGGATTCTTTATGGAAAGGACGGTCACGATAAAACCGATGATCTGCGTCTGAATCAGTACCCTTACATTAGTGACAACATCGCCCGGTTGCCCGTTTTAACGTGGGAACAGGCTGGTTATTGGGATATGAGTTGTCCAGTAACCAAGATTCCTGGTATTAAGAACTGGGTTGATGTCATGACAAAAACCGCTGAAAACTCTTTTTTATTGCATGTTGAGGGAGATGCGATGACAAACTCTAACGGCCTCCCAACCATCCCCGACGGATCTACCGTGCTGATCACACCATGCTCAAGTAACATTAGAGAACTGGTGGGAAAAATAATCTTAATCCAATTGGAAGGAACGCCAAACGTAACACTAAAAAAAGTTGCGATTGACGGACCAAACATCTATCTGTTGTCACTGAATCCGCTTTACAAACCCATCGAACTGAATGGTGGTTACACCATTAAAGGTAAAGTTTCACAAATACATCAATACTTAGACTGAGTCAGAACCCGCATTCATTGCGGGTTTTTTATGCCCTCAAATGTACCTTTTGCAACATTGTATTGACTTGAAAGGTAACTCTTGTTACCTTAACAACATACCAACCCACCCCGCCCCACAGAACGCAGGGAAATACTTCGAGTTACCCGGCAGTGGTCAGGGGTTAAGTAGCCAGCCCGAGGCGTAAGAACATGACGGCAGGGTTCAACTTTAATAACTATGCAGCAGGTTTTTGTTCCGCTACCCCGGCGTTAAGGGGAAATGAGGTCAGCATGGATACTATCGATCTTGGCAACAGCGAATCTCTGGTATGTGGCGTGTTCCCCAACCAGGACGGTACGTTCACCGCGATGACGTATACCAAAAGCAAAACGTTTAAAACCGAAAATGGTGCCCGTCGCTGGCTGGAAAGAAACTCAGGTGAGTGATATGGATTTCAACACAATCATGGAAAAGGCTTACGAAGAATACTTCGAAGGCCTTGCCGAAGGCGAAGAAGCCCTCAGCTTCAGTGAGTTTAAACAGGCGCTTTCCAGTTCGGCAAAATCTAACGGCTGATAAGCGAAACAGCACCGCGAGGAATCAGTATGCAGAAACGAGAACCCGTCATCATCGCGCCAGACTATACCGATGATGAACTTTATGAGTGGATGCACCAGAAAATTAAGGCTGCGCAGGACCTGAAATGGGCCAATGAAGCCAGGGCTAAGCAGGCTGAAAATCTGTCCGCTCTGGAGCAGGATATCACCAGGCTGGAAAAAGCAGCGGCATTAAGCATTGCCAGAATGATTACATACCCGCGTTAATAGCTAACCAACGAGGCTAATAATGGAATTTAAAGATTTACCAATGCCATTCCAGGAAATGGCAGCGAATGTGGTTCGCTCTCAACTGGCGACTCTTGACCTGAGTACCGTAGAAAAAGAAACCATCGACAATATATCTGGTAACGTACGCCGAGCCTTTATCGGGCTGTACGAAGAGAAGCAGCTCTCTGATAACCAGGATTTACATGAAAAATACTTTCTGGAATTAATGGACATCATTAATAAAGGATTTGGCTTGTTAATGAAAAAGAAAGGGATTCGAATAGCTCCCCTTGAAAATCATTTTACAGCAAGCAGTATTAATTCCTGTGATTTAAAGCATCACACATCCGATGGGAAAGTTGAATCAAACAACAAAATATCAATTAATCATTAATTTATTCACAGGTGAGGTAGAGTGCGTGCGCCGGACACGGATAAGAATCCGGCACTGACAGTTTACTGAAAAGGATATATCCCTGAAAAGTCAGGGCATAACACGAAAGCGCCCGGAGAAGTTAGTCTCTCTGTATAGGTCGTCGTTAAATTTAATTCGATCGTGCGCTTCCGGTTGTGGCAATCCGCGAAATGGCGCGGCGGTAAGTATGGCGGGGTTATTCCTTCCCCCGTTGAGGACACCGGGTTGTCAGGTTGACCATACGCTTAAGTGACAACTCCGCTGCAACGCCCTCTGTTATCAATTTTCTGGTGACTTTTGGCGGTATCAGTTTTACTCCGTGACTGCTCTGCCGCCCTTTTTAAAGTGAATTTTGTGATGTGGTGAATGCGGCTGAGCGCACGCGGAACAGTTAAAACCAAAAACAGTGTTATGGGTGGATTCTCTTTATCCGGCGTTAATTGTTAACTGGTTAACGTCACCTGGAGGCACCAGGCACTGCATCACAAAATTCATTGTTGAGGACGCGATAATGGAAACGTTATTACCAAACGTTAATACGTCTGAAGGTTGTTTTGATATTGGTGTTCTGCTCAGTAACCGGGAGTTTACTGAAGATGCCATTAATATGAGGAAATATGAGCCTTATCTGCTCAATGATAATTCCATACTTTCCCGAATTGCTCTTCTTGAACTTGGTATTTTCGGAGAACGTCAATGACTTCAGCATTTGCACTGATGATGACGGTTTTTCTTATAACGGGTGAATCACAGAATGTGATTACCGGAATTTATGCAAGTAAAGAATCCTGCCTCCAGGCAAGAGACGAGCAAAAAATTTCTGGTGAATGCCTCCCGCTAAAAAAGTATCGCTGTACCTGAATAACGAAACACCGGCTGGATAACCCTCCAGCCATATTAACACCATACCAACGGATTAAAAATGCCAGCAATGGCAGAGATTCGTTCACCCTGAAATCTGTAATGAGGTTAAAACAAAATGAGTAAGGTCTTTATTTGCGCTGCTATTCCTGATGAACAGGCCATAAAAGAAGATAGCGCTGTTGCGGTGGCCACTGCCATTGAAGCTGGTGATGAGCGTCGCGCACGCGCAAAATTTCATTGGCAATTTCTGGAGCAATTCCCTGCAGCTCAGGACTGCGCTTATAAATTTATTGTCTGTGAGGATAAACCCGGCATACCCCGCCCTGCCCTCGATTCCTGGGATGCTGAATATATGCAGGAAAACCGCTGGGATGAGGCGTCTGCTTCCTTTGTCCCGGTTGAGACTGAATCCGATCCGATGAACGTCACTTTTGACAAGCTGGCCCCTGAAGTACAGAACGCTGTCATGGTTAAGTTCGACACATGTGAAAACATCACCGTTGATATGGTTATTAGCGCACAGGAATTGTTGCAGGAAGACATGGCAACATTCGACGGACATATCGTTGAAGCGTTGATGAAAATGCCAGAAGTTAACGCCATGTATCCGGAGCTTAAGCTGCATGCCATCGGGTGGGTTAAGCATAAATGTAAGCCTGGTGCCAAGTGGCCAGAAATTCAGGCAGAGATGCGCATCTGGAAAAAACGTCGCGAAGGTGAACGCAAGGAAACCGGAAAATACACGTCTGTTGTTGATCTCGCCCGCGCCAGAACCAATCAACAGCACAGTGAAAATTCAACAGGAAAAATCAGCCCGGTCATTGCTGCCATTCATCGCGAATACAAGCAGACATGGAAAACACTGGATGACGAACTGGCCTACGCTCTCTGGCCTGGTGATGTGGATGCCGGAAACATTGACGGCAGCATCCATCGCTGGGCAAAAAATGAAGTTATCG